ATTTTCCCCGTTTTGGTTCGTTTTGTAATATAAATTGTGGCATAATTAAAAAGTTATTTCAATGTTATTTGGGAACGCGCTTGAAATTAATCGTTTAATTTCTGCATTATATATTCCCGATAATTTTATTACTTCATTGTCAATTTGTGATTTTGATTTTTCCACAAATCCCAATTTGTTTTTGTTGATTGGGTTTCCAAAACCTAATCCACCCTTTGCCGTTTGTTTATATGCTATTGCAAACGCAATTCCACGAACCACGTCGTTGTCACTTGCAATTCCTTTGACTTTAATCCAATTAATTAATCCGTCAATATATTTTGAATTATTTGCACCGGAACGTTGTGACGCGTCATATGGA